AGATTCTGACACTCAGTGTTAGAGGTCCTGAGAGTTGCATTCGTGATGTCGAGAAATCCGGTTGGCGAATAGATCGGCATATCTACTATTGAGTAAGGTTTTTTCTTACAAAGTGGGTTGCACTTTGGAGGAAATGTTTAACTTTATACTTCTGGCCATATAACATCTGACGGGTGCTGAAAAGTTGTCGTAATATCTCGTAGAGACTTGCGGTATATCGCCCATTTATGTTTTTGTTCATCCGTCAATGCTACATCGGTCGTGTGTGTCCAATCGCAGGAATTTAAAAGTTTGTTTCGTTTATCGCGAATAGTGTCCCAATCTGAAATCGACCAATGGTTTTTTTCTCTCCTTTTATTTATAAAAGTTTTGTCATTACCATCATTATCTTTGCATATATCAATAAATTCGAGATTAGCCCTTGATTCTATTTGTATATGACCAATATTTTCAACTGTATTATGTGGATATGCATTCGCGTGATCTATAATACCAACGTCGTATACACTAATAACTTTCATCGCATCTTTATCGTAATACATCCAAAACGGAGAATCGACTTTATTGTAGATAACTGTATCTCCTTGTTGTGTAAGTGAAATATTTACACAATTATCTTCTTCTGGTATTGTTATAAATACGTTTGACGTTTCTGGTTGTGAAGTCCGGTCATAAAAACAATTATTATCCGTGTCTACATAATTAAGAACACGTAGTGTTTCTTTATCGTAGTATATCTTCATATATTATTAGCAATTATTTTATGGCCCTGAACCATTCGCAAAACTAGCCGTATCTCCGAATACTTCTGCTATGAAGACAATATAAGTTGCACCTTGTGGTTTCGGTGGAAATGTTACATCAAAATGAACTTCCTGTGTACTAGTTGAACTACCCGACGTAGTGACCGCGAATCCAAACCCACTCGCATTAATATCTTCCGATGAATCGTGTGTTACGCCTACACTAGCATTAACGTTTCGTTGTACAGTGTATTGTCGTCTCCAATCTTGCATGTCTCCCCACCCAGCGTTGTTTCTGGCAATACCCCTAAAAATAACCCCAAAATTTTGGTAACCATTACCTACATACACCCTGTAATATCTCCTCGTTTGACCACCACTGTTACCACCACCAGTCTTGTTACATTTTATAGTTTCATAGGAAGTTAAACTGTTTATGATCGCCTTGTTATTATTATTGTGAAATGGTGCTTGTGGGTTTGTGGTATTGATTCCCACAGACCCATCCCCACATATACGCATAACTTCTTGAGTTGTAGCATTTCCATCGCTGGTTATGATAGCCAATCCTTCTTTTGAACTCGCGGGTGAAGTGCTGTCTGCGTGTTGAAAATCTGTATAAGTTGCTCCAGTTGCGTATCTCCTTAATCTAAGTCCTGGAATAGCACCATTACCCGTGAACACTTCCAATTTACGACCTGGTGACGATGTGTTTATACCAACATTTCCGTCATGGTGAATACGCATACGTTCGGTAGATGAACCAGAAGTATAAAATTCAATGTCCCTCCAAATGTCGGGGTTCGAGGTCGCGGATGCATCTCCACCACCTATCACAATCTTACCAGGATTGGTTTTTCCCGCCTGTAACATGAGATTTACATAAGAATTGTTTGCACCTGAATCATTTGATTTTATTGTCAGCTGTCCAGCGGTAGAAATAGAACGATTAGCATCATCATCCACTGTATCATCTAAAGAGGACCCTAATCGGAGATTTCCGTTCACGTGTAATTTTTGACCCGGGGATGACGTCCCCACCCCAACGTTGCCGGAACCTGTAATACGCATTTTTTCGGACGAAGCTTCCCTAAAAATGATATCTCCCGTATTACCCGAACCTCCCCAGTTTGAATCCACGTATAAATCTCCACCTGCCCCACCAGTGATTCGAACCTTTGTATCATCCTCCGAGTCATCTAGTAACACTGCTGGAATTGCGTTACGTATATGTAAGGCGTTGTCGGGACTCGTCGTCCCCACCCCAACCCGTGAATTAGTGGCATCTACATGAAATGTATTTGTATTCACAGTAAGATCACTAGTTGCCTTGATTGTTCCCACGACATCTAGTGTTGCATCTGCGGCAGCGGCAGAACCCAATCTAAGTTTATTGACACTGTAAATATCGTTACCGTGTTCCTTGAACGCGTCAGAGGCAGAGGTCGCTTCATAATTGCCGGTAGCATCTGTAAATATATCCTTAATATCCTTATCTGCTCCTCCAGTGAGAGATTTCGTATATGCGAGCCAATGTTCGAGTTTCATATCAGTTATTGCGGGGACACCTGCGTGGTTTTTAGCATCTGTTGCGTTTCCTCCCAATGCTTCTGTACCACTAGGAACAATATTCTTATTACGCTTTAAAAATTTCATTTTTCCACCTACGACTGATATCTTTGTTTCATCACCTATCCAAAGAGAGTTGTCGCTTAGGAACAAGTGACGAATTTTCTTTTCTGCCGAGCCTATATCGAATTGTTGATGTTGAGTAGGTAAAAGATGACTTCCTAAGAATAAAGTACCATCAAAACCCGTCACAGTATTTGCAGTTAAAACACTAACATTGGCTGGGCCATGTACATCAAGAGCATACTCGGGTGAAGATGTGCGTATACCCACATTTGATGTTGTGGTATCTACAAAAAGATTTGCAGTACCTACTTCTATATTAGAACGAGCATTGAATGCTTTTTTCTCATTGAGGAAATCGATAGTTGATGCGGTTGTACTGGTAGTTGTGATCGAAATTTGATCAAGATTGAAACTACTAGCATGAACATTTCCGCCCGTCACCCTGAGGTGAGCGTCGTTGACATTCAAAAACCTATCGTTTCCGTTCATATCTACTATTGAGTGAGGTTTTTTCTTACAAAGTGGGTCACACTTTGGAGGAAAGTTTTTAGTTCGAGGTCTCTGTGACTGTTTCAGTGTTTGAGGTCTCAGTGACTGTTTCAGTGTCGACAACCTCATCTGGTCGTGTAGGCCAAACAGGGTTCGCTGGATCCTCTGTATTCGCGGGAAGGTCGCGGAGAGCTTGGCGATAGTCAAACCAGCTCTGTTGTACCACTGTATTCGAGTGAGGATAATCGAGAGTGGCATACCTATCAGTTTGATCGAGAAGGGTATTTCGCTTGGTACGGAGTTCCTTGAGGGGTTGGGCGTTGATCAGTTCTTGGAGCTTAGCTTCGAACTCTTCTTTTGGGGGTTTTTCATTGATAACTAACGTATCCCATACACTAAGATACCAGTCATCTGTCGATTCTGTTTTCATTTTAGAAACTCGTTCATTCGTAAAAAACGAAACAGCTTCATCTACCAGATAAGTTTGTTGTAAGGGTGACAACATTCTTTTATATACGTAGAGATATTTAAGTTGTCACTACGAACATCTTCCACTTCTTACTTGCACAAGATGACCCCTGACTACTTATTATGAATTTATTATTATGAAAGGCACTACTACTATATGTAGAGTAGTACACATCTACTGCCCATTGATCTTCACTGTGTCGTTCAAAAGGGACACCATCACCGTTTGTATTGTATGTCATGCCTGTTATAGATACTATTCTACTCCCGATACAACCAGGTGGTAAATCTACACTTTGAGTCGGGACGGTTTGGGCGGCGGGGGGTGATGGCATGCTTGGATGGACACCCTCTACCACATAAAATCTTAAAGGTGAATTGCCTTGGAACGTTCCTCTCACATCAAGTGTAGATGTCGGAGCCTCCCCATCTCCCAAGCCTATACCGACCCGAGTCTTCGAGAAGTTCACCATGTGGTGACCCTCGTCACACCGACCCATATTGTAGAGAGTCTTGACCTCTGCGGCTGTGAGGGCGACGTCGTATAGTTTGAAGTTGGAGAGGGAACCATCTAAATGATAATTCTGGGCTGTCGCAGACCCATACAGACCTCGTGCAGAAGTACCCAGTGTTAAGTGTGTTTTTTTATTAAGGTCGAAACCTCCATCAGAATTGCCGGTAGTAAGTGATGCGCTGACTTTAGCACCGTTTACATATACATGATGATCCCCAAACGATATTCCATACCGCACAACTGTTATATGATTCCATAGTTTCATGTCACCTACTTCGTATTCGTAATTACCACCATTACCACTGAGAGCATAATCACTGTGAACGGCGACAGAAGTCGAATCCCTAACCCATAAACCCAAATGCTTTCTAGAAGTATCTTCACCAATTATACATATAGCCTCCCATGCTGTCGGGTTATTACACTTTACCCATACAGAAACCGTGTTTGTATTCTGTAATTTTATACCATCGAGAACTGAACCTGTTTCGATACGGTCAGAATTTGCTGGAAATGTAAGATCTTTT